CTTCCGTATAAAGATAAGTTGCAAAGACTATAAGTATCGGTATATCATAGACGATATTACATTAGTACAAGATAAGAAAATAGGTAAGACGATAAATACTGATATAGTTACGTCTTGGATGTTTGGAGTTAATCAATCTACTACTGACATTAAGTATGAAGTAGACGTTTATAATTATTCAGATATGGATTCCATTTACAAAAGGGATAGCATTTCTTATTTCTCTACTCAAAACGAGTACAATGAACTGCTCAAAAGAAAGAACTCGGCTAAAAGAAAGGAGAGGAACAGAATATATAAGGATATGGGATATTTAGGCAACATTCTAATTGATAAGGAGAAGAAGTTTCGTTCTACTCGTTTATTTCATGACAGATGTAAGAAGGATATAGATTCCATTATATTGAACATAAAGAAAGGAATGTCAAATAAGAATGACTGGTAGTATGTAAAACAAATTTACAAACAGTAATTTAATGATTTTAAAAAAACATATTATATGAAGAAGATTTTATTTATATCATTAATTGTCTTGTTGGTTACTTCATGCTATAATACCAAAAAATATGGTATATGCTTTAATTTAAGACAATCCGAGAAAGAAGTAATATCTATTTTGGATGAATTGAAATCTGAATATAGATACGAGAAAAGTAGAAGCGACCAATATGGAGTAATAAGGGTTAAACATTTTGAGTATGAAAATATGGAATTTAATACTATAAGGTTATGTTTTAAAAACAGTATATTGTCGTACATGGAGTTTAGAGTACATGAAATTGAAAATATAACCAATGTTATAAATTATCTTGAAGATACGTATGGGAAAGGAAAAGAAAACGACCGTTTTTTAAGTGACAGTAACCTTTGCAGTAAATATTGGGGAGATATTGATTCTGATTTTATGTGTATAGAAAAATGCTCTGATGATTATTACAAAATACATATATGTAATGGTGATGCGCAAGAGACAAAAGATTTTTTCAAGAATATGGTTATAGGTGAGAATTATAATAAAGTAATGATGAACTAATTTTATATACAAGAACATATCATTATGAAGAAGATTATATTATTGATGGTTGTTGCATTAGCTTTTTGTGTTATATAGCATATTCTTTTTCTTGACACAAAACTTAATTATTATATATTAGTTTATTAATTTTGCAGCGTTTTAATAAAAAGTTATATAATCATGAAGAAAATTTTGTTTTTACTGGCAATGTTGCCTATGTTGGTGTTTACCGCTTGTTCGGATGATGATGAAGATGTGTTCAACTATCCAATGGAAACGTTGTATGGAACATGGGAAGGTATTGAGATCGACTTAAAGGAAGGGAAAATAGACCTGACAAACTGGTATTATTCAAAATATCGTTTCTCTGCTACATTCAATCCAAATGGAACATATAGTGGTAGCGGTTATTTCGGGAATGGCAAAGGTACATATAAAGCTACAGGAAATACCATTTACACCTATGTGGGTGGTGAGGAATATCTCCGCTATGAAATTGTATCTATAGATGGTGATGTCGCCACTATTATAATGATGATGGATGGCAGTAATGAAACGTTGCGTGTCAAGGTTAAGAAGGAATAATTAAAGCATATTTATAGTATAAAGCCACGGTAAACACTATCGTGTTTTTTTTTGAAAAAAATACGCTGCAAAGTTTTGCAGTTCCAAAATAAATGCTTTCCTTTGCAATGTCAAATCAATTATAGGGGAGGCAAACTCCTATGACTTCATCATTGGAGTTATTTTTTTGCCAAGACATATCAAGTAGTATCATAATATAAGAATTGCACCTACCGAGTGGAGATACGGAAACGCCTCCAAAATAAACCCTATGGTTGATTTGACAGCTCGTAGTAGGTGCATTTTTTTATTTTATGTCAAATCAACCTATTCAAGTCCTAAGTAAAACTGAGTTGCTTGGGCACAAATTCACGGTTTACGGAACTGCCGAAAATCCGTTGTTCCTTGCCAAAGAAGTGGCAGAGTGTATCGAGTATGACCAAAGTAGCGTAAACAAATTAGTAAACCTTGTTGATGACGATGAAAAGGTTCGGAACAATCTTCCGACCCCCGGTGGAAATCAGCAAGTTTGGTTCTTAACCGAAGATGGCTTATACGAAGTCTTAATGCAATCCCGCAAACCAATTGCCAAAGAATTTAAGAAAGGCGTAAAGGAGATTTTAAAGTCCATCCGCAAGACAGGCGGCTACATCGCCACCAAGCAGGACGACACCCCCGAAGAAATCATGGCACGTGCTCTAACTATCGCACAAGCCACCCTTGCCAAGAGAGAGGAACGGTTAAAGCAACTTGAAGCCCAAGCCGAACAACAGCAAGTCACCATTGAGATTCAGACAGAGGAAATCAAAAAATCCGCTCCCAAAGTCAGCTACTACGACAACCACTTGCAGAGTGTGAACACACAGACGAGTACACAAGCCGCCAAGCAGATAGGAATGGATGCTGAAAAGCTGCACAAGAAGCTGAAAGAAATCGGAATCATTTACCGACAAAGCGGGCAGTGGATATTACATGCGCCTTATTCGACATGGGGGATGCACTCAACCCGTACACAGACGTACACACGTTCAGACGGTTCGACAGGAACAAGTGTATATACAGTATGGACTACCAAAGGTGTGCGTTTCATTATTGCTCTATATGAAAATGATTGGAACGTGAAGAAAGCCATCAAGCAGATAAAAGGTGAGCTGAATCCAGCCGCATAACCTTGTTTTTTGCCACATAAATTCATTTCCCCACTTTTCTTATGAGGGGGGTGCATCTTTCATGTTCAATTTTGCAACATTGTTAATTAATAGATTGCAAACTTTTAAAATACACAAAAAATATGGAATTAAATAAAAGCAACAAGAAAGAATACGATTTGTCCAGTATTCAAGAACTTTTCAATGAGATGGAATCACCTAGGCAGCTTGCTGATGATCTTGCTCAACTGATACTCAACTACGCATCTCTTGTTACCGAGGACAACATCGAAGTATTCAAGAATGATTTATCAACTATATCTGTTCTTCGTGATGCGTTGATTAAAGTGAATATATTGCCACAATTAGCATAAGAGCACGTTGGGGTTACGACCAACGCCCATATTAGAAAGGCACTTT